CAAAAGCGGCTGCTGTCGCTCCTGCCGTTCGTCACAGACCCAGCAGAAGAGCTCGACGAGCTGAGGAAGGAGCAGGCAGAACATGGCTACGAAGACCTCGGCACAGAAGCAGAAGGAAATCGAGGAGTACTGGGCACGGCGCAATCGGGAGCTGGAAGCCGAGTGGCACAGGAAGTGCCAGCAGGAGATTGAGAAAGAGCTCGCCGCCTACTACCGGCAAGCCCTCCGACATATCGACGATGACATCGCAAAGCTATACGCGCGCTTCGCCGACCAAAACGGCCTCGATATGGTGGCCGCGCAGCGCATGCTGCAAGGTGACGAGTTCCGTGTCTGGCGTATGGACATCAGCGAGTATGTGCAGCAGATTGCCAAGACAGGCGACAAAGAGCTCCTGCGAGAGCTCAACGTCCTTGCCATGCGCAGCCGCATCACGCGGCTCGACAAGCTCCGAGGCGATACGCTCGTCGAGCTGTCGAAGCTCTCGACGAAGGTTGAAAAAGTCATCAGCAAGGTCCTGCCGAGCGCCTACAAGGACTTTTACTATCACGGGCTCTACGAGATCGGCAAGAAAGCGCAGATTGCCGTGCCGGTCGCGAAGCTTGACAAAGAAAAGCTCGAAAACGTCACGCGCATTCCGTGGAGCGGAAAGAACTACTCCGAGCGCATCTGGCACAACAACGCGAAGCTCGGGCAGACGATCCAGCAGACCATGGTGACCGCCATGCACCGCGGTTCGTCCCTCCGCGACCTCTCGCGCTACGTCGCCGACCGCATGAACGTCGGCATCCACGATGCAGAACGCCTCGTGCAGACGGAACTCAACTACGTCCAGAACAAAGCCGCCCTCGACAGCATCAAGGACGTAGGAATGAAGTATTATCGCTTCATCGCCACCCTCGACAGCCGGACGACCGTCATCTGCCGCGAGCATGATGGCAGGACGTTCGCCGTTGACGATGCCGACGTCGGCTATAACATGCCGCCGCTTCATCCGAGGTGCCGTTCGACGATTTCAGGGTGCCTGCGGGCGCTGAAAGACAAGCCGCTCGGTGAGCGTATCGCACGAAATTCTGATACAGGAAAGACCTATCACGTGCCTGCCGCGATGAAGTATGAGGAGTGGAAAGCGGTCTATGTCGATAAGAAAATGTCGCTGGATGAGTGGAAAAGTGCGCAACACCGTGGTAAAATTGAAGTAGGAAAGATGCTGACGCTTGCTGATCCAATGCGTGAAGCAACTGGTTCCGCTGAAGATTCAAATCCAGAGGAAGTCGAAGCGCTTATGAAAGAGCTTGAATCCTATGGAGTAACGTTGCGTAGGCCGAAAAACGAAGAACTAGCATACGCACCAGGAATCCATTCTGGAGAGCCAGGCGAGGCCATAATCTCGGAAGGAGCAAGCTACAGCGCATGGATCCACGAGATGACTCACGTTCGAGACGATTTTAAAGACGGATGGCTCGGCTTTCGTGTGATTATGGATGTTGAAAAAACATATGCACGTGAAAAGCATGCATACGAGCAAGAAATCAAGCTCGCAAAAGAGCTTCCAGAGCCGATTCGTTCTGAAATGATTTCAAGATTGGAAAAGAACTTGGAAGAGGAGAGGAGAGTGATCTATCATGAAATGGAATGAATTGGTTTGTTCCATGAAGAATGGAAATGAAAGTGCAATAGAGACCGCCCTCTCCAGTTCGATACCGTTGGAAAGAGTCAACGGAATTGTTTTCGCCGTGGCGCATCACATGAAATCTTTTCAAGACAAACTCATTGAGTTGACGAAAGACGATAGAAAAATTCCTATCTGCCATTACGCGGTTAGTGATTTTGCTATCGCAGCTCTTCATACCCTTGGCTTGCGGGAGTATAAAGGTGATTCACATACTATTCAATACTTAATGAGGACAGACTTTTCTGATATGCTGGAGCAATGAATAAAGCGCCTTGCGACGATGCAAAGCGCTTTTCTTGTGAGTGGATTTCACTCGTTACCCTTTTGGCGGATACGGATCATGACCGTGAGAATCGCGAGCTCGAATCTTTCCATCTGTCCCATGTATGAAGAGCTCGGTTTTCTGGTTCCTGGAAATTTCGCGGGCGACGGCAATCGCTTCCGCTTGCGTCTTTTTGATAACGGTGGCTTTCTTGGAACCTTCAGCTTTGACGGCCCATCCGTTATCTCGTTTCGTCACGTGCTGGTTTGGCATCTGTATCACCCCCTTTTGTTTTATCCATTATATCAAATTCAAGAGGTGGTTGGACATGGAAGGGAACGTTATTTCCTTGCGCCTCTGGGAAGTGTATCAATTCTTCTGGGGGACAGCCGTGCGCGAGAGACGCAGCGGGAAATGGATCCGCGCGTTTCTCAGTCCGAGCGGGCAGGAAATCGACCTGTCAGATGTCGATGCTGAAATCCATGAGAATGGAATCGAATTTTTGTAGGAGGCGAACAGGATGACAAGTGACGAGATTGACTACAGCGGCGCAGCGCGCGGGGTTGTGGGCGTCCTGCATGAGAAGGGTATCCCTATTTCGAAGGTCTCGCGCGTCTTCGAAAAAGCGATGCAACTGGTGGATCAATACACGATTCCGTTTGACCCGAGCTCGCTTGCTACGGACGACTCGTCCGCTGATTCCAAGAGCACGGATACGTCCGGCGTATCAGAGGTGTCGGATGAAGAAGCCAATGACAAGGCGCTTAAGATGATGGGCGTCTGACAGAACAATCGAATACCTTGCGCATTGTCTTGCACGATGCGCTTTTTTAGTGTTCAAAATTCAAAGGAGGAACCACAACATGCCGAAATACATGAATGTGCCGAGCCTTTACGGGCCGCACTCGTTCGCGTTCGACCTGCAGCGATTCGCTGACGGCGGCGACGCGGGCGCGGGTGCTGCAGAGGCTGGCGGCAAGTCCGAGGACAAGGGTGCAGGCGAGAAGGCCGAGGCTCCGTCCGAAAGCAAAGCGGAGGACAAGGGTGACGGCGACGATGTCGAAGCCCGCATCGCGAAAACTGTCAAGGCAGCTCAGGAGAAGTTTGAGAAGGAGTTCACCAAGAAGCAGGAGGCCGCGAAGAAGGAGCAGGAGCGCCTTTCCAAACTCTCGGATGACGAGCGCAAGGCCGCCGAGCTTGCGGCGAACCAGAAGAAGCTCGAAGAGCGTGAGAAAGAACTCCAGCGCAAGGAGCTGAAGCTCGAAATGGTGAAGGTCTTGTCCGACCGAAAGATTCCCGTCGAGTTCATGGACTTCCTCGTCGCCGACGACAACGACAGCACGCTCGAGCGCATCAAGTCGTTCGAGAAGCAGTATAAAAAGGCCATCGAGAACGCAGTCAATGAGAAGCTGAAGGGCAAAGCTCCGAAAGCAGGCTCGGAGGCAGGCGCTGGGGGCGGCAAGCCGAGCGCGAATGCGTTCTTTGAAGCAATCTACAAGAACCAGGTCAAGAGATAAGGAGGACCAACAATGGCAGATGACAGCAAGTATTTGAAAGACAACCTGCAGGGCTTCGTCCCGACGCCGCAGGCAACGGACATCATCACGGACGTAACGCGTGGCTCGACGATTCTGCGCCTTTCGAAGGTGCAGCCGATGACGAGCGAGACATTGAAGATTCCGGTCATGGTATCCGGCCCGGGTGCTTACTGGGTCGGCGAGACTGAGCGCATCCAGACGTCCGTTGCAAAGTGGATTTTCCCAGAAATCACGGCAAAGAAGATCGGCGTCATCATCCCGGTCTCGAAGGAAAAGCTCAACGACACGACGATTGACGTCTTCGCAACGATTCGCCCGTACATCGCCGAGGCGTTCTACAAGGCCATTGACGCGGCCTGCCTGTTCGGCACGAACAGCCCATTCGCAAAGAATATCTTCGGTGTCGCAAACGATGCGGGCCGTGCAGTGAAAGAAGGCACGAACGCAAAGCTTGACCTCGACATTTCTGACGTCATGGCACTCGTCGAAAACGAAGGTCTCGACGTCAACGGCTTCGCGGCAGGCTACCAGCTGAAGAACAGTCTCAGAAAGCTCCGCGACAGCAACGGCAACCAGCTCTTTGTGACTGGTGTAGACAGCACGACACTCTACTCGCAGCCGATTGAGTTCTGCCGCACGAGCTCCTGGGACAATACGAAAGCTGAGGCCATCGCCGGTAACTGGGCTTACAGCCTCGTCGGCATCCGCGACCAGATTCAGTACGAGGTGCTTCGTGAGGCGACGCTCCAGACGGTCACGATGGCGGACGACAAGCCGCTTTCCCTCGCAGAGAACGACATGGTCGCCATCAAGGCAACGATGCGTCTCGGCTTCCTGCCGGTCAAGGAGAACGCCTTCGCGGTGCTGACGCCGAAAGCAACGGCCTAAGGGGTGAGCATCATGTTCAACCTCTACGAAAAGGACGGCCGCACCATCGAGGCGACGGAGCTCGCATATCGCGAAATCTACGCGGCGCAGGGCTACCGTCCGAAAGTCGTGAAAGCAGCGACCGTAAAGGAGGCGGAGGGCGATGACAAGGGAGGAAGCAGTGCTGGCAGTAACGGCAAAAGTGCGGCTCCTCGCGGGAGAAAAAGCTCCTGACGAGAACTTGCTGACGTTCGCCATCGAAAAGCTCATTTCCGACATCCTAGACTACTGCCACAGGGATGATTTCCCTGACGCACTCATCTACACCGTCTCCGACCTCGTGAGGAAGCGGCTGGCAGAGGAAAGCGCGGGGGAGGACAGCGAGCTCGGCTTTTCTACGCCGGGGCCACTCAGCGACATCAAAATGGACGACACCGAGTTCCGATTCGCGGTCAACAACGTCGATGCATCGGCTGTGCTCAACGACCTCTCGTTTGACAGTATCAAGCCGAAGCTCAACCTCTATCGCAGGGTGGTGAGCTGGGCATGAATCTCAAGGGCCTGAGAGGCATCCTTTCGTCCGTGATGTACAACGATACCGTCACCATCCTTCGACGTCAGCGCGTTGGGAATGGCGACCGTTCGAGTCGCACGACAGATGTTCCTCTTTATGAGGACGTACCATGCAAGCTTTCGCAGTACGGCAAAGACCTTGTTACGAACAAGACGCAGAGCACGTTCAACGTTACGACGGATTTGCGCATCTGCCTGTCGCCAGAATACGACGTTCAACCCAATGATGTGATGCAGATCATGCACGAGGGCCAGAAATTCACGCTCTATGCTGGCGTAGCTTTTCGCTACCCGACGCATCAGGAGATTTCCGTACGACGGCAGAAGGAAGGTGCCTGAGATGCAGCTGAACATGGACGGATTCGACAAGATGCTCGACGAACTGGAAAGCAAGACGCCGGGAACGGTCAATAAGTTCGTCAGCATGGCAGGGGAAGAACTCGTCAGCGAGGTCAAGATGAATACGCCAGTCGATACCGGACGCCTGCGCGCTGCATGGCATCGGACGCCGACGGCGGATGGAAAGACGGAGGTCTACAACAACACGGCCTATGTCAATCACGTCGAATACGGCCATCGTCAGCGCGTCGGACGCTTCGTGCCTGCCATCGGCAAGCGGCTCAAGCAGGGATTCGTCCCAGGCAAGAAGATGCTTCATCGTTCGATGGGCACGTTTGAAAGCGAATTCCAGGACATCGCGTCTGCTGCCATGAAGGAGCTGATGAAATCATGATGCTCTCTTCGAAGAAGCTCCGCGGCGCCATCGCTGAACTGATCTATGAAAAGTTCCCGTCTGTTCGCGACGGCGAAGACGCACGCGTCTTTTTTGACAACATCGACAAGATGGAGCGGCCCTGCTTCTACGTCGAAATTTCGCCACAACGGGAGCGCACATGGGACATGATCATTTCCGAGCGCAGCCTCTCTGTCGATGTCCAATACTTCGGCACAGAGGATGATGACGGGAATATTGCACGCGCGTCCATCTTTGATGATGACGGGAACGTCGTGCAGGAAGGGCTTTACGAGGTGGCGGACACGCTCGACGCAGCTTTTCGTCCCGTGTTCTACGTAGACGATCGTGCAATCACCATCAACGAGGCAGAAACAACGATCGTGGATGAAGTGCTTCACTACATTTTCACGCTCGATTTTGCAGATGCCTTTACCGAAGCAGAACTGCCGGAGGATAAGTCAGAGCTCATGCGGAAGCTCGGCCTTTTCATCAACAAGAACGGAAAAGAAGATACATCCATCTATGACAAATACCAAACGGACAAGGAGGACGAATAAATGGCAAACGAAGCTGAAGTATTTGGCCTGCCACAGGTCATCATCGACTTCAAAACGAAAGGAACGACGGCGATCAAGCGCTCTGCGCGCGGCATCGTCGCGATGATTCTCAAAAACGAAGAGACGAATACCATCAAGCAGTACCGCATCAACGACGTCGGCGACATCCCCGAGACGGGGCTGACGGACGCAAACGTCGACCTCATCAAGAAGTGCCTGCTCGGCACGCCGCTGCGCATCCTCGTCTACACGTTGCCGCTTGACACAGTCAAGCCGAAAACGACAACGGGTGAGGGTGGCGCGACGACCACGGAGGACATGAACACGCAGGCGGACATACTCAAGCTCCTTGAGGGCATCAAGTGGAACTGGCTCTGCGCCCCGACCGCAACCGTGCAGGAGCAGGAAGACCTCGCAAGCTGGATCAAGAGCCAGCGCCAGAACAAGCGCAAGACGTTCAAGGCCGTCCTTGCGAACCAAGCTGCCGATAACGAGGGCATCGTGAATTTCACGAGCTCGGGCATCAAGGTCGCGAATGGCACAGACGATGACGGCAACACGACGTACAAGTCTTACACGGCGCTTGAGTACACGGCCCGCATCTGCGGCATCCTCGCCGGCCTCGCGCTCGACCGCTCGGCGACGTATTTCAAGCTCACCGAAGTCGCAGAGGTCGACCCGATTCCTGAAATCGACAACCACATCGACAAAGGCGAGCTTGTCCTCTTTGATGAGGATGACGGCGACGGCGTCAAGATTGCCCGTGCATGCAACAGCCTCGCGACGTTCACGACGGACAAGGGCGAGGATTTCCGCTACATCAAGATCATCGAGGCCGTCGACATGATTACGGATGACATCCGCGACACGTTCAAGAAGTACTATGTCGGCAAGGTCATCAACGACTACGACCACAAGATGCTCTTCATCGCGGCCATCAAAGTCTATTTCAGCGAAATCAAGGGCAACGTGCTCGACGCGAACGGCAACAACACGGTCGACATCGAT